CAAGATAATATCTACCCTGCTTATGAAGTATATGACAGCTCTGATAAAGTTTCTTTTCCTTTCTAGAAGCCACTCCTATTCTAGTCAAAGTCTCACGGACTTTTAGGAAATCATCAGGTTCATTTAAGAGAACCTCCACCATCATATCAGGCGACCAGTTCACCTGTGGTTCTTGTGTATTCATTGTGTTCCGCCAGTTTCAAGTCGTTGTTTAATAAAGTTCAGTTGCGTTTTATCTAGAATCTTCAGTGCTTGAGATGCTTTCTCATTACTATATCCATAGTATTCTTTAACACATTCTAAATCATTGACTTTATCTTTTCGGAGCCAGGGAGAAAATCTCTTCCGTTTCCTCACACTATTTAGATAAAATGAATATTGCATGTCCTTATCTAGGTTATGATACCTATTCATTTCATTAGAATACATTATAGTATCAATGAAACCGGAGAGACATCTGTTAATAACATAAGGTGGATATGTCTTTATATCATAAGACAAATCTTCCTTAGTATGATTAATAGAATTCAACCAATCTTTTAATTCACTCATGTCAACTCCTTAATTTTATACTTCCAATAGTCTCTTTCCTCTTCATCAATCCAAGGAGAATGAACCATTCTATGAGCATATTTTAACCAGTGCTCCTTATCCCAATCTTTCTTGGGGGTGTTAGGACCAATATAATCCTTAAGACTCATAGTTCATGAGGATCAACTCCTTCCTATCCTTCTGCTCTCTCATGTAGTCCCCAACAGAACGCATAGTATAAGTTAAATCAAACTCAGATGCTTTCCAATCTTTAAACCTGTCCTTAACTAGCTGGTCTGAATTATAACTAACCATCTGAGGTATTGAACTATTAGAACAATGTTCAGCAAATTCATCATGGTCAAATCCTTTATGCATAGCACCCTTCTTACCATAAAGATTATCCTTTATATCATAAGGAGGATCTAGATACATAAACAATCCATCATGTACATTCTCTCTAAAGCAATACTCATATGAGTACTGATTAATATGCCAACCAGAAATTATCTCTGAGTACTCAGGTAACTTTTCAATTCCTCTCATAGAAAAATTAGAATCACTTGCTTGTGCTGAGAAAGAAGATGCCTCAGTAAGTCCTGAAAAACTACACTTATTAACAACATAAAATGCTACTGCTCTCTCAAGATCAGTTTTTGTTCTATCATTAATAATATCTTTCATCTCTGCAAATAAACATCTAGCAGAGTCCTGATTACAATTAGTAACTTTAAGATTCTTTAGTTCTCTATATAACTCGGTTCCAAACATCTGAAGATTACTCCAGAAGTTAATCAATGGTTCATATAAATCATTAACAGTAATTTTAAGATGTGGATGCCTTTGTGTTATGTAGATAGCAACACTACCGCCCCCTAAGAATGGTTCTCTAAATTCAACATAGTCCCTCAAGTCTGGGAAGTATGCTGCCATCTTAGCACAAGCACGTGACTTACCACCTGGATATCTAAGAGGAGTTTTAAGTGATTTCTTCATAACCAACCCTCCAATGCTTTCTTTACTCTAGGATCAATTTCATTTTCATAAAGAATGAAACGTGCTTCTCTCAAAGCATTTTCGTAAGCATCAGATGCTAATTCTACAGTTGGAAAAACTCCCAAGGTTTTTTTAGTACTAGGTCCACCATTTGGATCAACTTCCATTATTTGAGCACGATATGGGCGTGTAAAAGCTTGTTTTTTATTATAATTGCGAGTAACTCCTACTGGCAAATCACCAATATAATCTTGAGGATATTCTTTAAACCACGAATTAACAAGTCTCGTAACCATTAAACAAGTGTCAGGACCATAATGTTTATTTCCAGGTATTAAAATATCCTTATCTACTTGTTTATTTTCATGATCATCCCAAGACTCAACCCACTCTTTAAAAGCAGATAATCTAAACCATCTAGGATCGCACGTACAATCTTTATAAGTTGGAACCATATCTAAATGAACTGGATCTCTACCATCAGTTCTTCTAAGAATACCAGCCCAAACACGCCATATTTTACTGCCAGTAAAATCAGGAACCATTACATCATTAATTCCAACACCATAAACTAAGTCACGAAGTTCTGGTCTTGGTCCTTTTTTTCCAATGGGTGTATTCTCTGGAATAATATAATCTTCACGATCTTTATAAACTGTTACCCATTTTCCGTTTACCTTTTTTTCAGTTATGCCATTTTTACCACATTGTTTCCATCTAACTGTTCCTTCTGGGCGTACGCTCTTCTTCATCCTCTGTTCTATTAGAACCCATTCTCTATTTTGCTTCTTATAAGTTCTAGTTCCATCCACTCTAATAGTTCCCTCTGGTAAACCCATATTTTCATAATTACTTCTATATTCTTCAGGCAAAGGGAGATACTTCCAAGAACCATCTTCTTGTTTTTGTCTTACATTAATAACCTTTCCATCTTTATTCTTAGATTCTCTAATAGTTCCAACAGGGTCTCCATGTTTTCTAAATTCATCAGGTATTGGATGATATTTCCATTTACCATCTACCCATATACACCACTCAGTTCTCTCTACTCCTTTTGTCTTATATTTTTTTATACGAACTTCACCATCTTTTGGAGGAAATTCTTTATTGGTTTTTTTACTAACAATAATATATTCAATCATAATTAATACTCCCTCTTCTCTGACATATAATAATCCCCTAATGTTCCACTTAATAATACATCACTAATACCATTAGTTGTAGGGGTTATAACATCATTCTTTTCACCAAATTCCTTCTTAGGTAATGTTTCCTCCCATGCAGAAATCAATACCTCCAATTCTTTAATTCTTTCTTTTGCTGTGGAGATTTTTTCTTTTATATTCATTCAGATTGTCCCTCAGTATGGGTCTTTTCATGACATCCTTTCTCGACATCAGGTCTCTTATTATTACATAAAAGAATAGTTTTGTCCAGTTCCTCTCTAATCATTTTCATACCCTTCCTACCAACTAAATCAGCTACATTAGCAATTTTTATTTCACCTGGTTTATGATGACAATCATAATGTTCTATTGGTCCCTTATACCCACAACGATCACATCCACCTTGTTCCTCAAGCTTTTCTTCTTTTATCTCCTTAAACCATTCTCTCTGTTTCTGTTTTGATTGAGCAGCACTTTCTATCTGAAACTCTGTATTGTTATCATAGTACTTTTGTTTATTTTTATCCTTCATTTGAATTCACACTCCACCATGATTTCAGTAAGACATGCAAGCATATTTATCTCTTGGTCCGCGACGAAGGCAATTTGATACTGATACTTAGCAATAATAAGAACAGCAGCAGGGATGGAAGGAGAAACCAATGCACCTGAAAGATTATCGTAAATCCTACGTAATAAAACAGAAGGATCGTTGTCCAAGTTATCGACACACCATTTACGTACCTCAGTAAAGTTCTTTTCCTTAAGGTTTTTAAGGAGGTCATTAACTGCGACATCACTAAAAGTTGCTAGAATACCACTATCTATCTTACCCCCTACAGAGTATCTCTGACACTCATTAAGGACCCTTCTCCAATCTGGGAAGTGCTTATTAATAAGTTGTGCTAGGACTTTCTTATCACTGTCTATTCTTTCTTGTTCAAGAATTGAGTTAAGACGCTTGAAAAAGCATGTTGCGATTTCTTGCTTTTGCTTTCCTTTAATTCCAAATTCGATGACAGCACATCTACTGTGGAGGGGCTCGATGATTTTGTTTTTGTAGTTGCAGGTAAAAATGAATCTGCAGTTTCTGGAGAACTCCTCAATACTAGCTCTAAGAAGGAGTTGTACGTCGGGAGTGGTATTGTCTGCCTCATCAATAATGATGACTTTATGTTTTGACTCACTACTAAGAGAGACTGTAGATGCGAAGTTCTTCGCGTTGTTCCGAACAGTGTCAAGAAACCTACCTTCATCCGATCCGTTAATGACATAAACATCTACTCCTAATTGACTACACAATGCCTTTGCTACTGTAGTCTTACCACATCCAGCAGGACCAGCAAGAAGTAAGTTGGGCACTTCTCCCTTATCTAGGAAGTCTAGAAAAGTCTTCTTAATACTTGCTGGTAGAATACAATCTTCAATTGTTTTGGGTCTGTATTTTTCAACCCACAAAAATTCATCATTCATTTCTTTTTCCTCACTGGGACATCAATAGTCCATGATGGTGATTCTAATTTAACAATCTTAAACTGTTGTCTGTTTTTCTCATAGGTGGCAGCAGGTTCATTGCCAGCAGTCTCACCATAATGAGTTTCATTTAAATCTAAGTATTCTAAGATAGATTCATCTACCATCTGATAGAGTGTATCCCAAGTTAGAGTATCTCTCAATCCAGATGCGATTCTATCCACATCATTCTCATCAAGATACTCACCATCTACTATCTTCTTTGCATAGTTTTCATACTGAGTTAAGAGTTTTGCTCTGATTTCTACCAACTCATTAAGGTTGATAGTGATCTTTACATCATCATCAATTGCCATGTTTTGTAGTATTGCTGCGTGTCCTATTGATTATAGTAATAAATTTATCACCAGCAAACGTTCCTGCTAAACATACATCAATCTCATCTCCATCTTTCCAATTAACCTCACCATTCATTTTCTTATGTTGCATAAGAACTTGAATTTCATCAATCACTTTCTGTGTTATTAACATTATTTACTTGCCCTCCAAGCAACATAACAAATGAACCCCACCCCTAATAGAGTTGTAAAGGGAATGGGGAAGAATGGTACTACTGTAAATGCATGAAGAACCTGTACAATAACAATACCAAAGAAAATCCACATCAGCCACATTCCAAGTTTATTATGGAATGAACCCTTCTTATAATACTCTGGACCTGAACCAATCCAGTCTTCATCCTCAGGATTCTTATGCCAAGGGGTGGGATGCTTTAAATCAAACCAACGTTTCATAATGCAGGATACTCTTCGTTTCTTTCTAGTTTAGTGATGTCAGTCTTAAAGTCTTTCATCAATCTCTGGACTTGCTTCTTATCTAGACCAGCAAGTAACTCACAATTTTCTAAACAACGATAGATACATTCTCTATCACTTATAGGTGGAAGACACTCCCACCCCTGATCATCATAATACTTCTTACCCTTAGTGACTTGTGCCTCTACACCAGAAGTATCTTGATAATCAGAAGGGTTTACATAATTATGAGTTTTACTCATAGGTGGAATCAGGTTCTAAAGCAATATAATACTTAAGATCGCAATCCTTATTAGTAAATTTAGATAGAAGTTTCTGAGATACAACTACCTCATATGTTCCAGGAAGAATTTTAATATTCTCAATCTTGAAGTTAAAGGTAAAGTTCTTATCTGTTTCACCTACTGTAGAGGAGAAACTATTAGATGTATCATTCT